GATCGAGTATCACGGCCAGGCGAAGGAAGTGCTCGAGACGCTCGCGAAGCTGAAGGCGGGGGAGGCCTGGGTCTGGTCCCCGGCCTGGCTCGGGCTCATGGAGCTGATCCAGGTGCGCCGGCGCTCGACTTTCGACAGCGCCGCGACCCCGACCGAGCGCCATGGAATCCGGCCGATTACGAAACTCGCCGACATCGATCTCGCGAGCGTCCGCGTCAAGATGGCCGCGACGATCGAGCGCGCGAGGGAAGAGGATCCGCGCGAGCTCCGCCGGCGTGTCGCCGCGCTCGAGCGCGAACTCGCCGCGACGCGTGCCGCGAAGCCCGAGCTGGCGCCGATCGATCCAGAGCTTCCAGGCGCGATCGCGCGGCTCGAGGAGCGCTCCGATGAACTCGCGGAGCTCATGTCCCGATCTTCGACGGCCGCAACGAACATGCTCACCCAGGTCGAAGCGCTCTCGGTCTTCGGGAAAATCCTGAACGCCGAGCTCCGCGTCCTGAGCAACATTGTGAAACGATCGAAAACGCTGGGTCCGGGCACGCGGAACTCCCTGCCCGCAACTCCCAGGTCCGCCCAGGCCCCCCAGCCTAGGGAGCGCCCGGCCCAGCACCCCGTTCGCCCGAGCGAAGATCGCCCCCTCGGCGAACGCCCGGTCGCTCGCGCGGGACTCCAGCGCATGCTCGTTGCTATCGCGCAGCGGCAGCCCCATGGCCTCTCCGCGGCGCAGCTCGGCATTCGCGCCGGAATCTCGAGCCGAAGCGGCACGTTCGACACATATCTCAGCCGCGCGAGGAGAGAGGGATGGATCGCCGGATCCCGCGATCGGCTCTCGATCACGGAAGCCGGGCTTGCGGTAGTCGGAAATTTCTACCCCCTTCCGACGGGAGCGGCTCTCCTCGAGCACTGGACCCGCGAGCTCGGATCGAGCGGCGCCTCGCGAATGCTTCGAGCGCTCGCGCAGGCCTATCCCGACTCCCTGAACGCCGAGATGCTCGGTCAGGAAGCCGGGATCTCGCCGACGAGCGGGACCTTCGACACCTATCTGAGCCGGCTCCGTAGGCTCGAGCTCGTCGAAGGGGACCGAAGCGCGATCCGGATGAGCGGAGAGCTCGCGTGACGCTCCTCATCCCGCGCTTCGCGATCTCGACGGCCCGGCTCGGGCTCGAGATCCTCTACCGCGGACACATCTTCATCGCCTCGCTTCCCTTTCCTGAGAAATCTCCGTCGCAGCCGGCCGACGTGATCGACCGCCTGCATCGCCAGGGACTTCGCGCGCTTGCGGAGAGCATGACCGCGGTCTTCGGCGATTTCGCCGAGCCCGTCGAGTGGATCGAGTTTCGCCCAGGAGGACGAACGAACCCATGAATGAGCCGGAGATTCGCCGCGTGGCACCGGGGAAGCCCGGGATCGAACTCGCACAGGAACGGGAGGATGGGATGGCGAAGGTGATGAACGAAGAGCAGCGGGAGAAGCAGCGGGAATATCAGCGCGCATACCAGGAGCGGAAACGTGCGGCGAAGAACGCTCAGGGGGGGGGCTCAGTGAAGAAGCGTGCCGCGGCGGCCGCTCCGGCGAGCCTGCGGCTAGCGCGGCCGCGGAGCCCGCGATGCGGCTTTCGGTAGGACAAGCGACGGTCGAGATCGCGCCGGACGGGAAAGCAATCCTGATTCGGCTTCGGTGAGGTGCGCGAGATCGACCACAGCCGGTGCTGCTTCTCGGCACTCGATAAGCATCGCCACGAGCTCGATCGCGGGATCCGCCGCGCCGAGAAGTGGGAGGCGCGGCGAGGTTACGCACCGCGGTCGGTCAACGATCACATCATCACCTGGACGGCTCGGCTCCGCTTTCTCGAGGAGGCAACGTTCGAACGGCATCAAGCCGAGTGGAGGGAAACGAGACAGATGGAAGGCATCACCTTGAGGAGGAGGTGAGGGACGGCTCGCGCGTCTACGGCCCCATGTCCTGGCGCCGCGCGGATGAGAAGCCCTGCGACCACTCGATTCTCGGGGTCGTGGTCGCCGGCGCCGGCCGCGGGCAGGCCTTCGATGTCTGCATCCAGAAGGAGAAATGCAAGACGCACTGGGCGGACTGGCAGCGCGAACGCGCGAGACGGACGAAGAAGCGGGCGACCAGCGGTGGAACGGGAAGCCAGGAGTCCCATCGGGATCAGTGGGAGAAGGAGCAGCTCGCGAGGAAGGTTGAGCTCGCGCGATGGAAGAAGGCGATGCCTGCGATCCTCGACGCGGCCATGGCAAAGATCGCCGAGGCCTCCGCCAGCGCCACCGGCGAGCTCTCCGAGTTCATCCTCGGCGAGATGGATTGGGAGAGACCCAAGAAGGGCATCGCGCGCGGGAAGACGCCGGACGACCTGGTCCGCTATATCGCCTGGGGCCTGGTGTTCTCCATCTCCGACCTGATGTGGGACGGGAAAACCTTTGCGAAGAAGATGGCGGCCCTCGGCGTGAATGCGAATCGGATCGTGAACGAGGTCGCGCCTAAGGAGAAGGTGCAGACGTCTGCACCGCCCAAGCCCGCGGGGAAAAAGCTCCCCGCGCGGAAGAAGAAGCGCTAGCCGTGGGCCTCCGCAAGCTCCTCGTCACGGCGGATCTGATCGTCTCGATTCTTCAAAAGGGCACATCCGCCGCCGAGCCAACGACGAAGCTCCCCGACGACGTCGACATCCTGGACGTACGATTCGTCCGCTTTCGGGGAACCAGCCCGGTGGTCCAGCTCCTTCTGCGGAGCAGCTCCTGGGCGGGATCGAACGGACTCGCCGGAGGCCTCGATCAGGCGGAGCCGATCGTCATGGAGTTTCGAAGGCGGGAGAGATTCGACGCGACGGAGCTGGACGCCCTCCGATATGCGGTCGACGACTATCAGTCCTGCCTCGAAGCGAGCATGCCCGGCCAGGGCGAATACGATCGCATGAAGCGCGTCTCGGCCGTGCTGGCCAGGATGGCAGGAGTCTGATGGCCACGAACCCGACCTGGAAGAAGCTCGAGCGCTGGGCTGGGACAATGCTCGGCGGCGCGCGGCATTGGGCGAACTCCGGAGAAGCCGTGGACGCGGAGGGCCCGCTCTTCACGGCTCAATGCAAGCTCGTTCGCGAGCTCTCGCTCGGAAATCTCACCACTCTCGCCACTCAGGCAGAAGCCGAAGGGCGCGCGCGGGGAAAGATCGGCGTCGTCGTGGCGAAACAGAGCGGCCGCCGCGGGGGCAAGCGGACGCCGGCGATCTTCGTGCTCCACGAGGACGCTTGGCGAGATCTCCACGGCAGGATCGGCGTCGCACCGGTGGGCGAGGAGTAGCAGGCTTGCGCAAGTGCCGCGGCTGCCAGCGCGATATCGAATTCGCGCGCCTTCCTCAGGGCGGATTCATCCCGCTCGAGCGAGTCGCGACCTATCGGATCGTGGATGGCGTGGCGGAGCGCGCCGGCGAGGAGCTGATCTCGCACTTTCGCACATGCCCGGACGCGAATCGCTTCAGCAAGGGCGCGGACCGGAAGAAAAGGAGGGTCGAGGGTGAATAGGTGGGCGAATAGGTTCTGGATCGGCGCGCTCGTTCTCAGCTGTTTCCTGCTCGGCGCGAGCTGTCAGATGGTCTTCGATGAGCAAACCGGCGACAACCAGCCCAGCTGGAAGCAGGTAGCTCAGGGCACTCAGGCTCAAAATGACAGCCTTTTTGCCCTGAATACCCGTCTATATGCCGCGAATCAACGCCTTGCCGTCGACAACGACACGCTCTGCGTGCGTCTCGTGACCGCGCTCATCGCGCAAAGCCACTGGAGGAAGCTCGCGATATGGAACCGTCACTGGCCGACAGGCCGCGAGCTCAAGATGGATCCCGGCGGGGTCCTCTGGATCATTCCGCCGCCGATCAGCTGGGCCGACAGCGTGAACTGGATTCCACTTTGATTCCCTGGTGGTGCGTCCTCATCGCGCTTTCCATCGGCGCGGCGATCGGCGCGATCGTCCAGGGGATGCTCCTGCGAAGCCTGCGCGTCTATGGAAACGAAGAGATCGAGCCGGGATCGCTCTCGCCAGCCCCGCATAGTTTCGAACTGCTCAGCCTTTCCAGCGATCGAGATAGGAACCAGGTCGCGGAGGCCGCCGAGATGGAACTGCGGGCCGCGCGGGCCGGGACGGCGATTCGGCTGCTCGATCTCCCTCCGCCGCGGGCTCTGCCCAAGCCGCCGCAGAACGCGCCAGACCGCGAATGACCTGCTCGCCCGCGACATAGAGCGCGGCGAGGCAGAGCACCTTGAGATCCCAGGCCTCGTTTCGTTCCCGAATCTTCTCCCACGAATAGACCACGCGGTAGCCGACGCTCTTTCGGATCTTCCGTTCCGCCGTGAGCTGATCGAACCATTCGTCATCGAGCCCATCGTTGAAGTGGAGGAAGCCCGGGCCCGGCAAGCGGATCCGAAGCCGCGCCCCGACCTTGTCCTTCGCGGCATCCGTCCGGATTGGAAAGAGATGGCAGCCGTATCGATTGCCGCGATTATTCGGCCGGCCGACGATCGCACGCCCGGTCTCGCGATCGCGATCGTCGACGCCCTTCGTAGCGACGACGAAAGGCCACCGCGGCGCCGCGAACCTGTAGACCTGGTCGCTCGCGTAGCCGGCGTCGATCGCCACCTTCCCGATTCGAAGCGCGCGGCCGTTCTCGTGGAAGAAGACCTGGCGGAGGGCGGTGTCGAGCTTCAGCCATAGGGAAGGGCGCTCGACGGGATCCCTCGGGTCCGGATCCGACTCGTCGGGATAGATCGCCTGCCAGAGGATCGTCCAGCTCTCCTCGCCGGCGCCGAAGCCCTCGACCTGGAGCTCGAGCCGGTCTTTGTGGACGTCGACGCCGGCGACGAGGATTCCGACGCCGGCGGGAACGACGCCAACCGGCGTCCGCGGCCGCGCGCGGAGCACTTCGGCGTCGGGAGGCGCCTCGCCCCGGTATTCGTAGCTCTCTCCCAGGATCTGATTCACGAAGACGCGGAGCTTCGTCTCGTCGCGCTTCGTCTCTAGGAACGCCGCGGCCTGGTCCTTCCACTTCTCGAAGGGACTGTAGAGGCTCGAGAGATGGAAGCTGATCGTCTCGGGATCCTGAGGCGCCTCCGTAGGCCTCCATTCCGCGCGGTCGCTATCGAGCATCCAGGGCTTCCAGAGCTCCGGGATCTTCGCCTTGCACCTCGCGCAGACCATGTGCGCCGTGGCTGGGTTCCCGTGATCCCACCCGATCGAATGATGGACCGCTCCGGCCTCCGAGGAGAGCCAGTCGCGGCCCTCCCAGGTCAGGTAGTCCATGTGCCCGCACTCGAGGCATGGAATGAAGTAGCGGCGCTGGTCGCCGCGAAGGAATTCGATCTCGATCCGCGAGCTCCCCTTTTCGGTTGGCGTCGAGGGCATGAAGATCTTCCGGCGCCGGCCGAACGTCGCGGTGCGCCGCTCGAGGATAGCGGTCGTGCTGCCCTCGCGCTCGATCTCGAGCGGATAGGCGTCGACCTCGTCCTCGTAGAGGTACCGGATCGTCATTTCGCGCAGCGCTCGGCCCGACTGGCAGCCGATCATGAGGAGATAGCCGTCGACGAATTCCTTATAAAGGACCGTGTTGCTCGAATCCCGGGGCCGCGCCTCCGAAACTCGGCGCTTGAGCCCGGCGCAATTCTCGATCATGGGGGCGATTCGGATCTTGCTGACGCGCTGGGCCAGGGGAACGGTGGGATAGACCATGAGAGCGGGGCCCGGATCGTCCTCGATGATCGATCCGATCCAGTTGTTGCCAGCCTCGGAGCAGCCGACGCGCGTCCCCTTCATCACAACGACCCGGATCGCGGGACATTCGGGCCCGAGCGAGTCCATGATGTCGCGGAGAGGCGGGTTCCGGTCCGTGCGCCAGCGGCCGCTCTCCGCCGAGCCCTCGATCGGGAGCTCGCGGTTCTCGTCCGCCCACTCGTGAACCGATCTCCGCCGCCGGGGGCGAATGCCCTCGGCAATCGACTGCCTAACCAGGCTCCGTGCTGAAATCGGCATCGATCTGGGCCAAGGCCTCGTGGATGGCCGCGAGGATCGCGGCGTGGACGGCTCCTTCATCGTTCTGAGCCGCTAAAATGGGCGCGAGGCGGTCCGGAATGGCATAAAGACGGTCTCGGAGAGCCCGATGCGCCTCGACGAGCTCCCGCTGGACCTCCTTCGCATCGAGGATCCGGCCCTCTTCCCTCGCGAGCTCGAGCTCCGCGAGGCGCGCTTTGTGCCATTCATGGTCGGCGCGGGCGTCCCAATAGTCCAAATCCTGGGGTTTCGAGGGCGAGGAAATGCCATCCGGTTCATCTTTTAGGGCCTCAGACGAGGTCGAAAAACCGGAAGCGACGCGCCGGCCGCCGTTCGTTGCCGGTTTTTCGGGCCTAACCTGGGGCTGAGAAACCGGCAGATCCCGCCGCGGGCCGCGCGGACCTGCGGGCGCCGCCGCGCGCGGCCAGGTCTTGTCCGCGTCGAGCGGATCCACGAGCCCATCGACCAGATGGATCTGTTTCCGGCGCGCCGCCTTCGTCACGGCCGCCCTCGAGCAGCCGCGAAGCCGGGCGTAGTCCGCCTGGGTCACGAGCTCGCGCGTTTTCCGGGGAGGGGCTGAGATCAGGGCCGACCCATCGGCTTGGAAAGGCCTTCTTCCTCGATCCTCATGCCCACCTTCCCGTTAACCGTTAACCGTTAACTGCTATGGCGCGCGAGGGACTGAATGAGAATCGCGGCCGCCGTCACCCGCAAGCGCGAACGCTGGAAGGACCCACATGCCAACGACTTAGCCCACCTTCTAATTTTAGGCCGCGTTGGCTACGCCAACGCATCTTCGAAACAGGTATGGGATGGCGGGGTCGCCTCACGTTCGACCGTGATAGGTAAGCGCCTTGAC